CTGTTGTACCTGGGTTTGTAAAGTTAACAGTTGTACCTGAAGTATCAATAATCCTTGCACTGTCAATGTCTAATCCTTGTACGTTGATCGAACCATCTGTATGTGTTTTAACAATCGCACTTGGAGCACCAATAGTAGTAAATGTACCACCACTGTCAACAATAGTTGAGAACGGAATAGCACTAACGTCACCGTCGGAACTATCACCTGTCGCTCTACCAATTACATGTTCGTCTGCAATATTTGCAAGTTTGTTAATAGGCAGTTGACCATTGTCAATACTAATAAAGCCATTGTCACTGCTGAACACTACATTATCAAATGCCGCACTACCTAAATCATTTTGTGTAATACCTGTTGCATTGGTTCTTGTAGTTGCCGCATTTAAGTTTAATTTACTTTGTGCAATTTGTGCCGCTACATTTACATCAGCGTTAATAATTGCTCCTGCTGTAATTTGGAAGTCAGCAGTATTAGATGTAAATGTAATTCCAATGTCACCTACTGGTGTAGCATTGTCATAAGTTGTCCCGTCAAATAATAAAATATTACCACTTACTCTATTAGCAATATCAGTACCAATTGCTTCAGTACCAAACGGTGTTCTTGCATCTACGTAACGTTTGTTAGTACCATCAAAATCTGCACCTGGATCTCCTAAGCCTGTAATATTATTGTTACTAAAGTTAATACTTGCACTTGGACCAATAGTACCATCTCTTGAAATAAATCCTGCGCCAATTGGGTTACCAACAATTAACGATCCTTCATCCATTCCTAAACGTCTGTTTACATAACCACGTACCGCTGATTCAGTTGGAGCCGAGTCAACAGCATTATCTGTCATTCCATCATCACTTGAGAATTCAGTAATAACAACACCACGTTTAAATCCAATACCGTCTAAGTTACTTAATGCAATACTTGCCGCAAACGTAACTCGACCTGTACCTTGGTCAACTGTAAAGAATCTACCTACACGGAAGAATCCGTCTTGGTCTGTACTTACATAGAATACTCTACCTTTACCACGTTCACTAACTTCGTTTGCTTGAATTGCTTCTTGTGGTGCACCATAAATTTTGCTTGGATAGTTAGAAGTATTAAATCCGCCTGTTCCAATATCGTTAAAGTCGTGTCCTGTTGCTCTTGCTACGGAAATATTAACTGTTAGTCCTGCATTCTCTCCGCTGTTCAATCCAATACGCAATGTTCTTGCATTTGAACTTGTAAGCACTGATTGTAAACCTGCCGCTACTACTGAATCACCTAATGCCGCGGTGTTAATGTTGTTAACATCTTCAATACTTAAAATAGCATAACCTGATTTCTGTGCGTAACTTAATACTCTGTGAACTTTACCGTCCCAACCAAAAATCATGTCACCATTATTAAGTCTGTCAATCTCTGCTTGTTCAGTAATAGTATCAATTGAAATAGCAACGTCACCTACTGTGCCACCATGTGTAGTACCGGTACCAGCAAACGCTGTACCTGAAATGTTTGTTTGGTTTATAACTGCTCTAACATAATCGTAGTTTGCATCAAATGTAACCAACTGTTGATTAGCACCTGGAAGTGCAGTACCAACTGAGTTAGCAGAACCAAACGCAATAGTTCTGTAAGTAAACGTATCTTGCTCATCAAACACAATAGCAGTTGATGGTCTAATAACTGCTGTTGTTTCTAAGTCATCAAATATAAAGTTTTGTAATCCTCTAATAATAACTTTGTCATTATTTGCTAAGGCCGCCGCTAAACCTTCGTTACCCGAAATATTAAGTTTGTAAATTTTACCATTACGTGAAGCACCAGCAACATCTGAAAACGCTGTTGTTTGGATACTTGAAATTTCATATCTTACAACATCATCTGATCCGCCGTGATTAATTTCAAGTTCTGAAACGTTAGTTGGAATTGTGCCTACGTTATAAACATAAACAATATTCTTACCTGCTTCGTTAAGAGCATCAACTCCGTTGTCAAATACACGAGCAGTTTGAACCATTGGTTCTTCAAGTGTAATTTGGTCAATAACTTCGTTTGGATCTGATCCTGATGCAACTAATCCATAATTACCATTTGAGTTAGAACCGTTTAGTGATCTAATCTGTGAACCGTTATTTGCCATGTATGCCGCATGACAGTAATATGTAAATGTTGAAACTTGTTCTGTTAATGCACCGTTGTTAACAACAATACCATAACCTAAGTCATTAACTTGTGTATAATCATTTGCCAACATTGAAGTGTTACCAGCAGTTTGTAATACAATATCTGTACCATCTGCAAGTTGGAAACCTGCACCACTAATACCTGAAGTTGGATTTAAGAATAATGTTGCAGTACCTGCCGCTTGGTCATAATTTGTAACAGCATCAACTTGATAACGTATACCGTCAATAAAGAATGGACAAGGTGTTTGCGGACGTCTTTGTCTTAGTCCACTACCTACGCCACTTGATACGTTAAGTGTATATGCATCATCTTTGCTATTAACTGTCATTGGTGAGTTAGCAACAAAGTTATCAATGTACATACCACCTGCGAATACTTGTTTGTTTTGTGATCTACTAAATGAACTGTTAACCTGTACGTAAGGAGATTTAATTAGAATCTGTCCATCTGGATCAAGTACCTGTGCAAAGCCACCATGTCCTTGCATACTTGTGTTCATGATTCTGTTTGAATCATTCATCATAAACACGTCAATGTCTAAGTTGCTCTTAGGTGGATTGTAACTACCATCAAACGCAAATACTATACAAGCAATCAATGCATCTGAATTTGTTTGTACTCCTGCTTCTGATACTACTGTTGCAGATACATTCTGTGTTACATTACTTTGTAAACTTGCCCCAAATGCTGTTTTACCAAATACACTTGGAGTAATTGTTTTAATAATATTAATTGCCGCTGTAGTCTGTTGTTCTTGTCCTGCTACTGCACCTGAATAGTATGCCGCCTGCATTGCAAGTGTTTCTACTCTACCGCCTAATGGATTTTTTAGATCAGCAACATGAGCATCTAAAATTAATCCTGTATCTCTACGACATTTAACTTCGTTGTAAGTAAAGCCGCTCCATATACCTACACCGCCTGTAACTTGTGCATCAATCCAAGCAATGACTTCTTCAATAATAAACTCTTTGTTTAGTCCTAATAACTCTGCCGCATTAGGGAAGTTACCTGGATTAGTAGAAGCATCTGAACCAAGGTTAACTGGTAACGTTGGGTTTGCTGTGTAATGATATCCATATCTTGGATCTACCAAGTCAGGCATAACACTTAGACCGTTAGTAATAACATTCTCAATGCTCTGCATCAATGTTGTTACTCTTGCAGTTTGTCCTGCTTCAGTTACACTTAATCCTGTTGTTTGTGTTGTAATAGACTGTAATGGTGTGTAAGCCGCTTGTGGTAAAATACTGTTAACTACAAGGCCTCTTGTAAACGCAAGAGCCGCCGCTGTTTGTGCTTCTTGTCCTGGAACTAAACTAACTGCACCGTTATAATATTTTCCAGCGTTTAAGTAAGTTTTAGCATTACCATTATACTTGATATCGTGTGCAATACCTTCTAAAATTAATCCTGTGTCTCTTTCACACTTGGCTTTATTATATACAAATGATCCACCAAATGGTGAAATGCTACCTGCCACTTGTGCATCAATAAATGCAATAGTTTCGTCTTTAACAAATTCTTTGTTTGCTTTGATAATTGCTACAGCATTTGGATTCTGTATAGGAATCAAATCTAAGTTATCAAACTCTGCATCTCTAAAGAAGTATGTGTTAATCCATTTAGATTGTGAACCTCTTGGCTTTGGTCTAATAATTGTACGTCTAAAGTCTGTACCTTTAATAGAACAGTTAGCAGGAAGTTTAATTGGAAAATCTTCTTCGTAAATTCCCGATTCAATATGAATACAAATTTGTGTTTTAATTGCAAAGTTACCGTATTCAAATTTTTCTTGTGTACTAAACAGTTTAGGTTCAATTAAGAATACACGCAACTCATCTGTTGCCGCGCCTCTTGTGTATTTTACAATTCTACCTATTGCACCTGTTGTCTTACCTCTTAAAATTTTACCTGGAAGTATATCAACGTTTGATGCCGCGCCTTGGTCAACATAACCTTGTCCGCCATTATCAACTGTTAGTGTCACAGTTGAACCTTCAATGAGTGTAGTTGTATCAAGTACACTTAACCCGTTGTCAATAATATTTGTAATAATATCAATTTTACCAAGTACAGCATTTCTAACTGATGATGTAACAACTTGTGTACCATCAACAGTTTGTGTAACACCGTCTGTATTTCTTACAGGGTTAACAGTACCATTCTGTAAGATAGTATTGATAATTGCTTTACCGTAGTTAATACCGGCAAGTGTTTCTGTTTTTTGTGTTGTTCTTGCAATTTGTCCTGATACAGAACTAAAGTATCTCTTACCAGCAAGTATTGCCTGCGAGTTAGCATTTAGTCCTTGTTCAATATCAATAGACAAACCTTGTGTAATAAGACCCATGTCTCTTTCACAAGTTTCTTCATTGTATTGGAAAGTAGGATATGTTGCATTAATGTATGATACTATCTCTTTCTTAATAAATGATAAGTTTGCTCTAAGTAGTGTTGCCGCCGGAACACCCGCAGTATGCGGAGATGTAATTGCTTGTGCTGTAATACTACTATCAACCGCACCGTTGTTATATGTAACTGTTTGTACATAAGCACCTGGCTCTAACGGTGATGTTTCAATTAGTTCTTCTGCTTTCTCAGCCGCTTTACCAATCGACTTGTAAGCAAATTGTAAACTACGCCCTTCTTTACCTACTGGTGAAAATTGTTGTGAATCATCTCCGTTTGTTCTAACATACAAATCTACAATACTTGTAAAACTTGAATTGTCAACATAAAACTTTGATGCCGCTTGTAAATCATCTACATCATTTGGTGTACCACTGCCTGCCAAGTTACCTGGATGGTCATGTAAGAAAAGTGGACCAGTCATATCATCACCTTGTCTACGTACTGTAGAACTTCTTGGTAATGCTTCAGTAGTTAAGTATGATCCATATAATGCAGAATTATATTCATTGTCAGTTAACGTGTGTGTACCACCTGGGTTACCTGCCGCTCCTGCATTTGCTAAAATTTTGTTTGTATTTGCTACAGCGTCTGCCGCTGTTGGGTGTAAACTTAACTGATTAGCGTTTACATATCTTAGGTAGTAAACAGTAGTGTCTGTTAAGTTAGCCGCCGCCGCGTCACCTAATGATACTGTGTATTTGAAACCTTGACCGTTAATACTATGATCGTATCCATGTAGTGAAACAATAGCATTATTGTTTATAAAACTACCAATGACTTTTGCATACTCTGTACCATCAGCAGGCTCTGCTCTCATTCTGTTTGGAGAGCCTTCAATTTGATATCTGTTGTCGTTATATTTTTTATCAGCAACTAAGTCGTGTACTGTAATTTGTGTTGAATGGGTTGTATTAAAATCTGTTGCTGATTGATCTGAAATTGGACCAATGTTACCAAGTGTGTAATTTCCTGAACCGTTTAAGTAACCACCAATACTTGGTTGCAAGTCTGAACTAATTGCACCACCACTATTTGTAATTGTAAGTTTAGTTGGATCAGTGTTGTCAATTAAGATACCAGTGCCGCCCTCAACTGTTTTCATTAACAACGATGAACCAGTATCATCAGATACCGGAATCTTGTTAGCACCTAATTCATCTGGTGTATCCGAAAGTGCAGTAAATCTAATAGTTCCACCTTGTCCAAATACTGCGTAAAGTTCACTAAAGTTTGTGTTTACTTTACCAAAGGCGTCTCTAATACTATCACCGGTAGCATCATTACCCTCTACACCGATATTAACTGTTTGTTTTGCCATACTTTAAAATCCTATTGACTCACCACAACCGCAACTTGATGTTGAAGCAGGGTTTTCTATTGTGAAGTAAGAACCAAATACTTCTTTTTTATAATCTATTGTACTACCTAACAAATACATTACACTTGTGTCATCGATAGCAAACTCTCCGTTTGGCAGTTTAATAACTTCATCACCTGTATGTGATTCTGTATCTAATGCCCAGTCGTACGTAAAACCAGCACAACCACCGCCTTTCATTGACAAACGTACCACCTGTTGATCGTTTTCATTTAACATATCTGTCATACGTTCTATTGCGTTGTTTGTTAATTGTACTACTGCTGTCATTTTGTTTCCTTGCTACTGTTATTTAGTTTATATTTTGTAATCCGAATGTAAACAGGTAAATACTTGTATGTTTAATAGAACAGAACAAGAAGTTAAGTGGTACAGTAGGAAGTCTAAAAAAGGCAAATCTCATTCATACAAGCGTGTTAAGACTGTAATAATATTTGAATGTGATAGTTGTTACGAAGAATTTAAACGTGACAAAGGTCAAGTAGATCCTAAAAGATTAGATAATGCTTATAACCACGTGTGTCCAGAATGCGATCCTAAACGTTTTGCACAAAAGAAAGGTGCAGAGCAAAGACGCAAACTGAACACTACTGTGGATAGTTTACTTACAATCGATCGATTGTAATTATTCAGACTTCCAAATAGTCCAAGCACCATACCCAATAGCCGCGTATGCCGCTAATTTAGCAAATGGTCCAGCAATTAGGACAATAACTCCTACTGCAACAAGCATTGCGCCGTCCCAAGAAGTTCTTTCGTCAAGTCTGTTTTGAATCCAATTTTTCATCTGTTTACCCTTTGTTTTTGTCGTTTAAATGTTTACGTAATTGTGTTACGAGTTTGTCTTTTGTAAGACGTTTGTCTAACTCAACACCGTGTGTTCGACCCATTTCTTCTAATTTTCCTTTTGTCATCTTAGTCATTTCTGCTTTAGATGGCACTAAAATTAGAGGTGTTTGTTTTGTACTTGTACTTTTTACTTTCTTATTAGCAATGTGATCTGAAAGTTTCAAAGTTTTAGTTTCTCCAACACCAAAGAGAGATTTAATAAATGATATCATTTTTGTTCTCCGTTTGTAAGTGTAATTACCCCGCAAGCCAATCTTTCACCTGCGTTTCCGGTTTTTAACGATTCAGCGTCTCCGCCTTTACCCAAATCATCTGTGTTTTCGTGAACTACTATTGCTCTACCAATAATACTTCTTTCGCCTATTAAGTCAATACGTTCTGCCTTAATTGAAAAATCTGATATCCCGTCAGATCCGGCTGTGATATTTCCTAAATCACCAACATGGCCATTTTTGAGATCTCCATGCTTTACCCCGTCTGGATTGTAATGCCCGCCTGCACTCTCACATCCGTTGGATAAATCCCCAAATTCGTGTACATGAAATCCATGTTCACCTTCAGTTAACCCAGTTATCTTACCCTTTATAAGAGTAGCAGTGCCTGGTCCTTGCATAAAGAAGATAGTACCTTTAACAGTGTCCGAATGGACTAAGTCACATACGGCTACAACATTTGAGTCTTCTGCTTCAGTAATCTTGTTTAGGCTCTCGCACTGACAAGTTCTTGCTTTGGTTCGTTCACAGGATTTGATTTGTTTAAATCGCATACTGTATTTACCTTATGTTCTAACAGTCTGTGTGAAGCAAGGTTCTTACATTTAGACTCTACCATAATGTCTGCAGAGTCGTTAAACTGTAGAGCCCAGTCATTAACAGCATGATTCCACATAAAATCACTATGAGCACGTAGTTTTTGCTTTTTGAATCCTTGTTCAAGTAATTCGTCCATGTTAGGTAATACGTTAGGATCATGTCCTACAAGTAAGTCCTCACGTGATACACTGTAATGAATAGTAGGACGTACACCACGCCAACTGTCAACTACGCGATGATATCTATCGTCGGAGGGTTGTATGTATTCTCCTGTACGCACCCAGTGATGGTGTATGTCAAGTACGAGTGCGACATGTTTCTCAAGTTCGAGTGACGCATCGATGCCCCACGACATTTCGTCGTTCTCGATCGTAATAACGTTTCTCGCCTCTTGAGATAATCTTGGGAGAGCATTAATGATACCGGCTGGACCTTGCCTGCCTGATATATGGACATTGCACTTGAAGTCTTGGAATGAGCGTCCGTATCCCATCCAGCGTATGACATCGGTGTGATATTCAAATTCTTCTATGCTCCTATCTACTATTTCGGGGTTGTCGCTCGCAAGTACAGTAAATTGGCCTGGGTGCATCGAT